CCCAATCTGTAGAAGCAAATACAGGCATACCATAAATATTCATGATATTACCAGTAACATTTGGTCCTACGCCATCACCTCTTTTTTGTGCTTCAGTGAATTCACCTAAGCCCATAAGGCTCATGTATAAAGCTGGTGACGCATAAAAGAATGTGTCTCCATCTGTATAATCATAGTTTGCATCAAGCAGTTTTTGTAAACCAGCTCTGACTTCTGCAGTTGTTGCAGTGTTATCAGCTGCTAGTGTTACATCATTACCTGTAGCTGCTTGTAGAATATCTACAGCTAAGTAGTTTTCTACTTTTTTAGCCAAAGCATAACCCATTGAACGCGCGTATGCGTTGAATAAGTCTGCAGATTCTTGGACTCTTACGATGTCTTCGATTCTTTTTGCTTCGTACTGGTGTTGATCTACTGCTAGTTGAATTACTCCATCAGTATTTGCAGAGTAAGTTACTGCTGTATCAGCTGCTTTTGCTGCTGCAGTTTCTTCTGCTACTTTAGGAATGTTTAATATGTCACCACCACCTGCTAACATACTTGAGAAGTCAAGGACTTGATTTCTTAACTGAAATTTTCTTTCAGCATAATCTAAAATCGCGTCTCTCCACATCTCAGGAATGAAATTAGCGGCAGTTGTTGTAGTTACATTAGCCATTTTTTATCTCTCCTTAAAAATTTTAGCTGTTTTTATAACCTTCTACTATCTGTTGCCAAAGTTTAGGATTTTTTCTAGCTTGTTCTCTATCTTCTGTAGATAGATCTGCCCACTTAGTATTTCCAGCGAACTTACCACTAGTTGTTACCTCTTTTGCATCAGATACTTGCACTTTTTTACTACTCAATCTTTCAATGTGCTTTTCCAACTTAATTGTTGGCAGGTCTTCATAAATTTGTTGATCTTCTTCCGAAAGTTGAGACAACAGATGTTCACGTCTTTGTTGTTCTTGAATCTGAAATTGTTCTACAACAGGTTTTAATTGTTCGTTTTCCGCTTTCATATTCTCATACAAAGATTTGAATTCCTCTTTTTCTTCAAGTTGTTTTTGCTCTTGAAGCCTTAGATTTTCTTTGAGTTCATTTAACTCAGCCTCTGCTGTTTGAGCTCTTTGACGATATTTCTTGCTTTCTGCAATATACTCGCCAACTTCATTTACTTCTGGTGTAGGAGCTTCCGCTACTGCTTGTTCTTCTACTTTTACATTTTCTTCAGACATACTGTCTCCTATATTGTTGTTTTCGTTTGCATATATTTCTTCAAAGCTGGATCTAAAATTACTTGATCAAACCTATCAATAATATATTCCAAATTCTTTGGTGATAAATTATAAATATCATATCCTCTATCTTGATTACCAAGAATTAATCCAGTATGTTCTGGACGATATGCTATTTGACCTACATCTGCTTTACCTCTTGCAGTCATACCACGAAACGTATCACCTGTAAGTTTCATATTAACAACTCTCGTTTCTGTATTTGTAGATCTACCACGATAAGCTTTTAGTTTCTTACCGTCTGAAAATCTTCTCATGCCATTACGTTTGTATTTTTCATATTGTTTATTATATCTACCTGCAAAGCCAGTTGGTCCTTGCTCACTACCACTTTGAAAAATACCACCTGAGGCATCTAATTGTATTCTATCAATTGCATCTTGCGCTAGTATCTTCATTTTTTTTGCAGATGCTTTTAACAATTCTTGTATTTCACCAACTTTAAATTTTTTACTCACTTCTAATCCAATCATGGTTACAGTTATAACCACCTCTTGCTACAAATCCTTCAAAAGTAGAACCATCTTTTTGTGGTGGTACTTTTAAATTATCTATTTCCTCTCTAGTTAATGATCTCTTTACTTTCGTTAATATGTAAATACAAGAATCTCTTCTATTACCAGCTGTAGGTCCTGAGTAAGTAAATTTAGCTTCTGGTATGTTTTCATAAACATTACCTCTTACTGTATGTTGAAACCTTGCAAAAGACTCATTGATCAAAAAGTTAAATTGTCTACTAGATATTACATTTCCTGGTCCAAGCGTAGTTGTTAGGTTATCTATAATGTTTTCAACACTTTCTCTAGCCACCAGGTTGCGCACCATGGCACTTTTTAGCTGCCTTGCATATTGTTCTACTCCTTGAGATAAAAACTCCATATCGAATGTTTTTAACTGTTCGAGTGTCGTAATGCTAATTGCAGGTACTCTAGCCAATTCTCTTCTTGATAGTTCACCAAATACTATAGCAATTTGATCATCATACGCATTGCCTACTCTTCCTAATAAAGTACTATATCCAAGACGATTCATTTCTTCAAAAAGATCTATTTGTCCTGTAATTCTTAATAGTTCTCTATCTGTAAGCCCTTTTAAGCCTATAATAGTTTTTTCTAATTTGTCAAATAACTCTTGTTGAATCTTTTCTAATTCAACAGTATAAAAATCTAGATTAGCCAACTTGCTGACCTATTTTATCTAAAATAGACTGTGTTTCTTCTTGTTCTTGGCCTTCACCAAGATCTTCTAACATTTTTTCTATTTCTTCTTCTGCCAAATCTGGATTCTTTTTACGTAAGTAACTTTTTCTAGTTTCTAAATTGTTTTGAAATGCCCATGAGTAATATTGTATTTCTTCATCTTGCGACATAGGTATTTCTCTTTCTGCAAAGTCAATACTAAATTGCTCTGGTATGTTAATGCCGCCAGATACTTCACAAATTCTTCGTATTACTCTAAATTGTTCTTTTTCAAATGGTCGATATATTTGTTCTACATCACTTCTTAGTGCATCCATGAGATCTAATTGACCCATCTTTTTACTAAGGCCAGATTCTGGTTGATTACTTGCCCAATTAATTCTTACGTTATTTGCTTGTGCAATACTATCTACCATATATTTCGTTGATTCAATCATACCATTAATGTTACTACTTGGAGTTGCATAACTAAAGTTTGCTCCTTCAGGAAGTACTAATGCTTTATCTTGTCCCATTGTAATGCGTTGCTCTGTATCTAAACCTGTAAATACTGGCTGGCCTAAGCCGTAACGCCCATGGAGTGCTAACTCCGTTAACAAAATATTAATTGATCTCATACCATCTACTAAGTCTGACGCACCTTCTCTAAAATAATCTCTAGTATAAGGGTGACGATGTGCAACTGTAAATGGAATAATATCTCCGTATGGATTTCTATCTCCTTCTACAAGTGATGTGATCTTTCCTTTTTCAGATATTAAGAAGTGTTTCCCTTCCATATCTGGTGTATCCTTTGACCAAAACATATATTGAGCTTCTTCTGTTCTTGCTTGTAATTGTGATTCTACTTGCCACATTACCGCAAATGGCTCATCTTCGTTTGGTAAAAAGAACGGTGTAAAGAAATGGATTGGTCGATACTTTAGTTTCTTTTCGTTATCGTCCCATCTTGTATACAAACCTTCGGACCCTAATAAATAGACTAGCTGTTCGAATTGTTTCATAAAGCTATCTAAATCTCCAAGCACTTCATTGTATTGGTCATTATAGCGTATTGGAGCTTGCTGATATACTAGACATCTTCTACTAATGATGTTTCGCACCAAGTTAATATACATTGGCGGTATCTGCGATAGCGAGTCCGAATTAAAAAACTCTTTGAGATCTTCTTCTAAGTTTACTCCTTCATAGTAATCGAGTAAACGTTCTCTATCTGCCATTTCATTTTGATGGTTTTGTTCCATTGTATCCATCAATAATCCATGCAACATTCTTTCTGTTAAATTATAAATTATCATGATTCATACCTTTTATAAAGTTCATTTATATCCTCATCTTTTAAGAATGTACGCATTAATTGTTCTTGTTGTTGTTCTTGTTTTTGCTGTAGCTTAAAGCCACCGTATAAAGTAATTAAACCGCTTAATACTATTCCTACAAATAATCCTAATAGAAATGTTACCATGCTATTGAAGCTCCTTGTCCTTTAAATCCATATCTATACTCGATTGGATACATGAGTCCGTCTAAAAAGTGCGATAATGTTTCTGTCTTAATCATTCGTCCATCGTCTACTGTTGTAAGTTCTAGATCTCTAATTGTATTCTTACATTTAGCATTGATAAATAAGTTATGTTCACCATTTGCATTCTCTAACTTTTTATTGATTGCATTTAATCTATCTTTTTGTGTAGGATTTGCTTTGCGACTAATTACTGTAAATCCTGCTTCACGTAAAATTGCGTGATCACTTTTTGTGCTATTACTTGTTCTAGCGTTTCCTGCTGGATCAGGATAGACTGGTAAGTTTGGTCCTTTCATTTGCATAAGCTTTGCTAACTCGAATGTATTACTATTTCTTATACCGATTTCGTCGAACACATACACTGTTCCATCGATTAGTTCACACATTTTTACTGCAGTCATAAAGCTTGAAACACCAAAGTCAACGCCCCAAAATTGTCTAGTAGAAATATCCATAGTCTTAACGTGTATATCTCTATTGAAATTATAAGCTGCTCTGCTTTGTACGCTTTCAAAACTTGCTTCATATTCTTGTCTAAACGTTCTAGCATCTAAATTCTTTCTTGCTCTCTCTATTTCCTCTTCATCAATCCATCCGCCATCGATGGTTGTAAATTGCCAGCTTTTAAGATCTTCATTAATCGTTTGCCCTTTTACGAACATATCATAAAAATGATTTTGCAAACCGTTTGGTGTTCCAACAAATAATGCTTCTGCTTTGTTTTGTACAGTCATTGGTTGAATTACTTCACTCCATACTGATTCTTTCATAAATGCATATTCGTCCATTACCACTCTATCCAAACTAACACCTCTAATTTTATCTGCTGACGCGTCTGCTCCTTTTAACTCTATCGTACTTCCATTATCTAATGTTATAGATAATTCAGTCTCATTGATCTTTACATTCTGATTTTTGAAGAATTGTTTTAATGTACTCCATGCGACCATCTTTGCTTGTCGATACGTAGGGTAAATTATCCATCGCCTTTCATTAGGTTTAAACTCTGGAAAGAGTAACCAAATAATACTGAAAATTGTTTTTCCCCAACGTCGTCCAGACACAATGCATTTATAGCGATGCTCATCATGCAAAATACTTTTCCTAGTCTCATCAATCTTCCACTGCATCGTCAGTACCTATATCGATAATCTTAATCGGTTCAGTAGACTCTTCTTTTAAAGATACAGATTGCTGAGGTTTTCCAAGTATACGGTCCGCTAAAAAACTTACTGCAGTCATATTACCTGCTAGCGCTTCTCCATAAACAGTTTCAACAACTTTCTCTAGCATAGTCTTTTTATCTTCACCTTCTAAATTAGCAAAAGATCTAATGTGTTCATTAAGCGCAAATTCTTTTTTAGGTCTTCCATTAGGATTACCTGATTCACCCTTTTTCCATTGATGTTCTTTTAAATGTTTAGCTTTTTTTGCCATGCTGTTATCTTACTGTTTATCAGTTTAAGTAATTACCTCATATTAAGGTTATGTTCGTAAAGACGAAAATAGAGTTTCCTCTCTATATATATACGAAAAAAGTTTACAAATAATGAAAAAAAAGATGTACAAGTAGCTAAATATTTAGTAAGTTATAGTAAGTTAAGTTAAACAAGGAGATTACAATGAGTAAAAAAAATAAATTCAGAAATGAATATAAAATTGAAATAGAACAATGTTGGATGGATAGAAAAGCTTTTAATCAAAGTTACTATACTCCATATCAATTAATTACTGCTAGAAAATATCGTCAAGGAGATTTTGGTAAAAAGATCACTAAGGCTTTTAGAGACTTGCGTAAATTAGGTTTCTATGCTAAACAAAACTCTGCTTGTTGTTCAGGTTGTACTATGATTCCTGAGGCGCAAGAAAAATCAGGTAAATATGTCTATCTAACTGACCAAGATATGATGAATGTAAAAGAGCAGTCTTATGCATACGTTAACTTTCATAGCGAGTTAGAAGCTTATCAAATAATGGCAATGATGATTAAAAATGATATTAATGTAATTTGGAATGGTGACGTTAAAAAATCTTTATTAATCTGTAACTATGACCTCAATGAAGAATACTTAGACTATTATAAGGTTTATATGGCGCAAAGAGGTTTCGATAGTCCGAGATTAATGATGCAAGATGCTAAAAGAGATTTTGAGCGTGGTACTCTTAATTATAACTTTAAGATCTTTGCGGATAAAGATGGTTTCTTTCCAAATGGACAATATGTTTTAGACTTAGACGCAGATAAACAAGGTTATAAGTTATCTAACATTGATAAAACTCATTTAGTTCATATGCGCGATGAAGTACCAAAGTACTTTAAGTATTTTGATTTCGATGCAAGTAGTTTTTACAACTACGCTGGATTGAGAATTGATCTAGATGGAATGCGTGGATAAAGACTATTAAAGATCATAAAAAAGAGGCTAGTTTTTACTAGCCTTTTTTTTTATATATTTTTTAAAAAAAGTATGTACATTGGTTCCAGAACTATGTATATTTATGTATAAGTTAAGTTAAGGAGATTATAAATGTTTAAAATTATTGAAATCAAAGAGAAAGTAGTTAGTAACACTTTTGTAATTGGTTACATGAATACAATTTTAAATGTCTATATCTTCTAGTTTAAATAACAAAGGAGATTACATGAGTAAAATAGAAAAAATGCTTGTTAGTACTTATAAGCTTTATACGCTGGAATATAAATTACCAGTATGTTCAGCTGATGAACTACTAATGTTGATTAATAAAATAGAAACAATTTTAGAATTACACTCTGAAAATGGTGCACATTTGCAAAATGATCTAAACCTATTAATAGAAGCTAACGGATTTACTTCAATGCCTAATGTGTTTCGTTGTAATAACTTTAATAACTTAGGTAATTTTAGAGATCTATTAAATAGTCATAAAGATTGGTTGCACGCTTTCCAATCACTGTGGAATCAAAGATTACGTTAATCTCCACATTAACACAAAACCTGGTAGATCATACGGTTTACCAGGTTTTTTTTGATCTATTTCTAAATATAAAACTAGTTAGATCTTCATATTATATATTACACATTTCTGGTGAAAGTGTACATATTTTTATTTATTTTTTTCTATTGAATTTACACTCGGTTTCTATAGCTATTTTATTTAGCTTTTTTAATGCCCGACTGTAATATGTTTTGACACTAGATTGTGATAGTGATAATTCCATTGCTATTCTATCGAACTTAGACTTACTTAAAACTCTTTCTATAAATACTTTATATTCTTGTTCGCTCAATATCTTGGAACAAATTAAACCTGTAAGCATATAAATTACTGCTTGATCAATTCTTTTATTATGATCTTCTAACTCTTGTACTAAGTCTGCAACACTTTTATCTGTATTTTCAATATCAATATATTTCATATTTTATAATATCCTATCTTATGCGGATGCGCTTCTAATAATTCATTAATCTTATATTCCCATTTAGTTTTATATTTTTCTTTATAATAAATATTTTTTACATCTAGATTTAATAAAACTCTTAAACAATTTATGCAAGGCGATGTTGTCGTATAAATATCGGATTTACTTATATTTACTCCACTATAAGCTGCACTTATTACTGCATTGATCTCGGCATGAATAGTTTGATCACAACCTTTTTTGCACGTCATCTTATTACAATGCGCGTGCCCTCTTATTGAACCGTTATATCCTGTTGCAAGTATTTGCTTATTTTTTACGAATACACAACCTACTTTACGACTCAAGCAAGTAGATCTTTCTTTTACTCTTTCAGCAATATCAATAAAATATGTGTCAATATTTAAGCGCAATTTTTTCTACCATATCGAAATGTCTTTTATAAACATGCATACTAGTTGCGAAATGTCTATATTTACCAACTTCTAAATGTGTTTTCTCTGCTACTAATTTATGTAAATAATTAAACCATGGAACGTCATAACTAAAACCATAAATGAGATCATTACTTCGCATCATTACTAAACAATCTAATTTATTATCAGAATTTAATATAAATTGCTGTGCAATCGTACATACAAAGTCTTTATTATTCTTATATTTATGTTGCGGCTGATTATAATTAATAATTGCTTGACGAGTATGTTCATCCTCTTTTAATTGATCAATACACCAATCTAATTGACTCATACCACTATACTTATCTATAATGGCTAATTTTCCATAGTTACTATTTATAGTTTCATTCTCATCTGTTAATCCTTCCCAGAATGTACTATATTTTTTAATATAATCTATTTTTGGATCACCTGATTTATACCATACTAATTCTGCTTCTAGATATGATCTACTTAATTTTCTTTCTGGTAACGTTATAATTGGTGATTCATTACCATCCATTTCAATAAAACAGTTTTGTAATTCTTTTGTTTTAAATCCTCTTGGCGCAACTTCTGTTCCTGAGTGATGTAATTTCTTACATACTTCAATAATTGCATTATTTATATTTTTAACTTTAATCATTCCAACCTCTATATGAATTTACTAAATCTTTTCTAAAATGTGTTGGACAATTTACATCTTTTGCAACATTCCAAAACCAAATATCTTTACCTGTATTTTTTGGTATATATTTCCAAACCTTTGCATCATAGTTTTCTACAGTATCGAATGGAGGTAATTGTTTTTCTTTTGCATGAAAACCTAAAGGCTCACTTATAATATTTGTTCTACCAAGTTCTCCAGCCTTCATATTTCTTGCTACTGCAACTCCATGCATTTCTACATTTTCAAAACCTATTTGTAATCCTCTTGTTAAAACTCCAGTACTTACTGCAGACCATAATTGATCTGGTTCTTTATATTTATCTAATAAATTTTGACAAATTCTTACTGCGCCAGCTATTACATAACTATGATTTAAACCGAATGGAATAAACTCATAATTATTTTGTTCCGCATATTCTTTTGCAATTTTATTAAGATTCGGCATAGCAGCAATGCGTTTGAATTTAACATCAAGAGGTTTTTTATTGATAACATAAGCTTGATGATCACTAACTGATTTGCAAGCAGGCATAAAAAATACGACTTGTTTATCGTATAACTTGCAAAGTTCTAATATCGCAACAGCCGCTAAACCGAATCGAGGAGCTACATATACAACAGTATTCTTTTTTATAGTACTAAAATAAAATTCACCTATTCTTGTTTTTGTACCACCTACAAGCGTTAGATCTTCTCTAACTACTTTAATTCCTTCGTGTTCTTTAATAATTATATCTGGTAATTTTGATTTAAAATTTTTTGTTAAATCCAAGTAAGATTGTTTATTTGGATAAAACATATTTATCTCTTTATTAATACCATCTATTACGTGATTGTTATGCATTATAACGTTTCCACAAATTTATAATATTTTTCTTGTCCCCAAATATCTTTTAATACTGAGTTATTTAACATTACTTTACCGCCGTTTTTTGCAATATGATCTTTAGATTGATACTCTTGTAAATATCTTATAATATCACAGTTGCGGGAGTCTTCACAGTCCATTGGATTTAATCCATATCTTTCAGCTTGATATTGAAGCACATTATTAATATAATCAAATTCTTTAACTCTTCCAACTTTTGGATAAATACTTTTAATACATTTAGTTGCGTTTGTTCCTGCATACAATCTACTTTTAGGATCTACAAAGTCATTAAAATATTGTGCTAAATCACAAGCAAAAGCGGTTAATACAAAGTTTTGTTTCTTATATCCATTATCTTGCAACCATTTATTTCCATAATCTGTTATTTGGTAAATCTCTGCTCTTTCTGGTTTTTGCATTAAGTAGTCTAATATTGCTGCCACTAGTTTCCAACTATCTTTTAATATAAAGTGTTTTAAATGGCCCGATTTCATGTCTGGATAGCTAAATTGTGGCAATAAATAACCTTTGTTATCGGTAAATGGTATTTGTCTCTCTCTTAGATCATCTAGCCACTCTGTACATCTATATCTTCCCATTAATATAGAATCAATAATCCAAAAATTACCAAAACCATGAGTGCCATAAAAATCATTAAATAAACCAGTTTTTGGAACATAATTAATTCCACTTCCACAAAGTCTAAATAAATAAAATAACATAAACCAATCTAACGGCTCGCTAATTTCATTTTCTAAATATTGACCATTTCCTTTATAATCTTTTTCTTGGAGCCAAACAGCTTCTGTAAAACTACAAAATGCGGCAAACCTTCTACTTCCCATATCATATATAGGCACATTATAAATTAGATCATCATTTACAGCTTTTTTTAAACTACCTTCAAATGGTATTTTTTTAATAGTATGATTTTCCATGTACATGCTTTTTACATGATAATCATCTAACATTGCTTGTAATTCACCTATAATTTCGAAGCTCAAAATAAACTCACTTGTTCAGATTTAATATTTTTTTTATAATATCTTGGTTTTAAATGTACTGATTGAGTTCTTTCCATAACTTCTTTTTGATAATAATCTATATTATCATACCATTCTTTTGGCCAGGTAATAACATTTAATCCTGATTTATCCATTAAATCATTTACTATATCAACTAATGTTTGCCTTTGTTCTCTTATGCCAAAAAAGTTTTGTCCTTTATATTGACCACTTTTTGGTATTTTTCTATTTTCATTTTCTATTGGCAATAAATGTGTAATTGTTGCATTATATTTTTTTGCATAATCAATATATCTTTCGAATAGTTCTACAGTAGATCTTAACGGATTAGGTTGTCTACATAAATGAAACCTTATATCAATATTTCCAAAGTATAAAATTACGTCCTTATATCTACTCAAGTCTAAAGGATCTTTTAAATAACCATGTAATGTTTTTCCATCTAATCTTTTAATCTCATATTGATCATTAGGCCAAACACTTAATGAGTGACTATCTCCTAGTACTATTTTATCTTTTTTTGGTAAAGTTAATTTCTCATATATCCACTCTTTATCAAAACTATAATAGAGATCTCTTTTTTCTATATAATCTTTTATATCAAAATCATCTACTGAAAAAAGATCACCCTCAAAGTGGTAAATCATATCAATTCTTTTATAGTGTCTTTTATCTATTCCGCCAATAATATTATAATCACCTTCCTTATAATTTAAACTATGACAAATCAAAAGTTGATCATAAGTTGTCCAATCATCTCTTTCGGTTAAAATATCTGCTCCTTTAAAAAGAATATCTCTTATAATATATGTCCAACCGGCTGGATGTGTTAGATCTAGACGTGGAGTATTGTGTAATATTCCTACTATACCTTTTTTCATTTCTTTTTTAAATACTTATTTAATGCGCCGATATAGGCAACAGCATCTAATAAGTTATCCTCTTTATGATTATAGCTTTGTCTTGATAGTTTTAAAGATGTTAATATTAAATATATATCTTCTGCTGTAATATCTTTATTAGTTAAAAGACTTGCAATTTTTGCAGTCTTTTCCATTCCTTCTTCAAATGGTCCATACTGCCTTTCTTTTTCTTGTCTTCTCTCATGTACTATTTCATGAGCAATTTGTAAAATTGATTTATTCTCCTGTGCTGCCAAAACCTTTATCTCCTCTCTCTTTATATCTTTTTAACTCCCAAGGTGCTTCTGATTTTATCTCTTTCAATTCATGATAATCTTGATTAAATAATACAAATTGCAAGATCTTTTGTCCAGCTTTTAATTGTACATCTTGATCTCCAACATTTATTAAATTTAAATGTATTTCACCTGCATAATTTTCATCTACTACTGATGCGCCAACTTGCAAGCTATATTTAGACGCAATACCACTTTTATTAAATGCAATAAAACAAGTATTATTTGGTAAACTTACTTTAATACCAGAAGGTATATTTACAGATTCACCTGGTTTAATAGTCCATAATTTATGCCAATCATTAGGTATAAAAAAATCATATCCTGCATTTTTACCAGATCTTTCTGGTGACTTTACATCTCTTGTTTTATGAAATAATATCATACATCTCTCCTTATAAAACTCATAAATCTAACATATCTTTTTTCCGTAATTACTTCTTCTGGTTTGATCTCAACATGTTTAATTGAAAATTCTCTTATTTCTAATTCTGCCCATTCATTCATTGGATAAATTCTAAATAATACCTCAGGATAATTTGTCCATATTACAATAAAGAATGGTAACTCAGCTCTTTCACTTAATTTACTTAAAGTTAATATTGGACCTTTAGTAAAGTTTTTATCCCAATTATCGTGCTTATATTCAATTATTGCTCGGGGCTCATTAGGATATTTATATTCAACAAATAGAGCGTCAATATCTGTTGCAGGAAGATCCCAACCCCAAGCAAAATGTATATTATTTATCGTCGCGTCTTTCTTGTAGACTTCTTTAATTTTTTTGGACATGTTAGTATATTCCTTACTTTAGTTTCATCTAAATTACCAGTTTTTAAACCACAATGCAATTCTTTTTTATAATAACCTGCATGTGAACAATTTCTTTTAATAAGAGGGCAATAATCAAACACTCTTTTTATAAATTCCCTTTCCTCTTGGCCTTGTTGGATCTTCAACATTGTATTGTTCTATCCACGTCTTATCTCTATTATACCTCATTTCTACTCCAGCAAATATCCACCAAGCACCATATTTTTTTTTTGATTCTTCTTCTACTTTATATCTTTCTTCACTAAAAGCGGGATAAGATTTGACTTTTTTCATTCTCTCTTTTAGTGTTCCAGCATACTTACCAAATCTTGCATAAGTAGGGTGGTGTTCTTTTTTTACTTGATTTCTATTTTGCCAAGCTTTTTCTCTACTATTTAGTTCCATTTCTTTTGCTCCTTATCGATGTACCACCTGGAAAAAACATAAACTCATATCCAAGTTCATCTAGTTTTGTAATTAACTTTTTAATTAATGCATGTATTTTTAAAGCTCTTTTTGATTTATCCATTATTCTATCCTCGGTATTCTAAACAATTCTGGAAATTCTTTATCTAAACCTTTACGCTCTAATCTTTCTATAATTCTATTATGAGGTCTTACAGAAGGTCTTAATATACCATATTGAAATATAATCCATTTACTTAAAAACCATTGATCTTCGTCAACTTGATACATACCAAGCTTTTTAATTATAATATCAGGTATATCTCCCTCAAAGTCATTACAATATAATTTTACTTGTAATTCATCATACTCCCAAAAGCCATCATAAGTACAACTAGTAGTAATATAAAACCACAATACTTTTTCTTGAGCGGTTAATGATCTAAAAAACTTCTTTGAAAAGAGATCTCCATCTATAAATCTTTTAATCATTTTTGCTTCAATTCCTCAAGTTTTAAACAATGTTGAAACACTTTCCAACCCCAATTTAATTTCTTTAATGGTATTTGATGTTGCTCAAAACCATTTCCTTCTTTATCCAACCTTAATAATAAACCACTTGAGATCTTATTACCTGTTTGCAATTCATATAACTTTCTATAAGCACCTAATTGTACTATAAATTCATCATACAAGCCTTTTGAAGTTTTTAGATCTGCTATAACTAGTTTATTTTTAATCTTTAAAATCAAATCACAAGTACCACCAGTTTTATATTTATCACTAACTAGTTTGATTTCACTCTCAACATATTCTGGTTTTACTTGACTATCCCATTCTCTAAAAGCATCATAAGCTATAATTGCTTTTTTAATTTGATTTTCAGAATAATCTGTAGTGTCTACTTTTTCTTTTTTAATATAAGCTTCACAATATTTGTGTGCTAAAGTACCTATTTCCCCCGCTTCATCTCTAACTTTATTTGCGTCTTTACCTTTAAGACCTTGAATTCTTGACCACGCAATCAACATTTGTTTATTCCAGCCTAAATGTTGACCAATTAACGTGGTCACAGACTTTACTTGTAGATTATCAGTTGTAAAATATTTTGTATGTGTTTTAGTTTTCATCTTTGTTCCTTAACTCTTCTAGTTCTTCTTTTATAATTTCATGAGATCTTTTTAATTCTTGTAACTCTGTTAAACTGCTGAGCCAATCTGTTAATTCAAGAGTAGTATAAAATTTGGCATTCATTTTAAAGACATTTACAGGTATTTTTCCTGGTGGACAATCACTATAAATCTGCTCCCACCATTTCTTAATCATTAAATTTTTTTGATTTTTAACTTCGAAGTGATAATCAAAAGCCGCAGAATCTGGATCAATATCAATTATATCACCTTTTATAGAAAGACCTCCTGACGAAGGCGTGCGTCTTACATTAGTTCCTAAATATCTATTAATTTCTTTAGCAACATCTCTTTCTGCTTTTTTTCCTTTATTCTGCGAATTTATCATATCACTCCTTTGTTAAAGATGCCGCAAGACAGACCATAGTAAGTTAAGCTGTGGAGATTTAAAAGTCCTGCGGCCGAATTATTAAAATGGTAAATCATCTTCCTCAATTTGAAATGGCTCTGTTGTATTATCTATAACATTTTGCTTATTTTCAATTCTCTGCTCTTGTTCTTTAAGATAATCATGTTTCTCTGGTTGACCTGGTTTTGTAATCTCAATATTCTCACAAGCTTCTACCATTCTCATAACTCTTAAAAACTCATTAGCAAATTGTTCAGAAGTCCAAGAGCAATTACCAACATTAGGATCTTTATATAATTGAAAAGTATTATTGAAGATCATACCAAATCTAGCGCCATTAGTTGCTAGTGTTGATTTTTCTAGTACTTTTTCTTTTACTTCTGGTTGTACTTGATTATCCGCAGTTTTGTCTGCAACATAATTAGTAAATGCATTTTCAGTTCTTTCGATTGGATCTATTTTCCAATAGTGTCTTAATTCACCTTGCTTACTAGTAAACTCTTCATAAGATAATAAAAATGCGTCTTCTTGATCTAATTCATCTAGTTTTCTTTTTAGTGCTGCAGAAGCTCCTAGTTCATAAATTTTACCATCTTGCTCGACTTCAAAATTACAAATATTAAAAGTCTTTTGTCCTTGCGCTGTACTATAAGATTTTTCAACCCATTCACCCATAGATTTTTTAACAAGTTTTAATTTACTTCCTGGATTATTCTTTAGCTCTTTTAAATTAATAAACATATATACTCCTATTCAACGTGTTCTGCAGAAGTTGGATTAGGTTTTAATCTTATCTCTTCTGACGGTTTCTTTTTAAATTCTTCTTCTCTTTTGATCTTTTTATCTTCACTATCTTTGCGGATTTTTTTAAGATCATTTCTTAATTTATTTTCATCATCTTTATCTAATCTATGTCGCTCCATGATTTCGATTAATAACTCTAATTCTTCATGTGCAAATTTAACAATTATGTCCATATTTCCCTCACTACTTTCTTTAAAAATTCCCACATTATAATGATGTAAAATGTATATACTATTATTTCAAAGAGCATTTTGCCTCCTCTATCATTTTAAACATTTTAATATAAGGTAAAAATTTACTTTTATCAAAAGCATCATCTCCAAACCAAATTACAATCATACTTGGAAATGGAGCACAACCAGTTTCGCTTCTCTCATCGCCTCCGAACTTTAATCTACCTTTAATAAAACATATACCAGCGTGTTGGTAAATATAATCGTGAAACCATTTTGTATCAGTTCTAGCTGGTAATAAAGCAACTGTAGTGTATTTATTTTTCTCCCACTGTTCAAATGCCTTTTCAACAAATTTACTTATTTGCCTACCATACGGAGGATTCATAAAATTATATTCTGACCAATCTTGATCTAGGCAAGAATTTTCTTGTGTAAAGTATTTTTCACAAAGATGGTTTTGATCATCTGCACAAACATCTATTTCAAAATTAAAATGATCATTAAATACATCAAATAACCATTTTGGTGTTTGCCAATTATCTTTTTTACTCGAATAGTGTACTGGATTCATTTGTTATCTCCTTAACTTTTTGTAACTTACTAATTAATTTCATGCCTTATCTTAAGCATAAAAATTGATAATGTACACTTTTTTTTTGCCGGCTACTTATTCTTATACTTTTTATTTATATTAATCTTTTTCTTTTTCTTTTTCTTTAACTGTTAAAATACAGTATTAATACTGCTTTAAACAAAAATAACTGTGTACATTAATTCCAGTATTGTGTACTTTATAAAGTAAGTTAACTAAAAAGCGAGGAGCTTTATGAAACTAAACAAGGAAGTGGCACTTCAAAAAGCCAAGGCATATTTAGAAAATAAATATCCCGAATTAACAACTAATGATCAATGGATTAACTTTGACAATATCTATTGGGCAAAAACAGGTAGTAAATCTCGAGCTACGAGACATGGTTTTGCTGATAAGTATGATCTTAAAAAAGGTCTAGGAATGCGAGTAGGTATGTTGCCACGAGCTTTAAAAAAGTGGTACAGCTATGAGCGAAAAACACCATCAGGTTGGATTTGTCCAATTGGTGGTGTAGATGTAGAACCACAAGTTGGTCTTGAAATTACATTAGTTCATGAGCTAACACATATCATACAATATATTCTTGGTTTAACTGTAGGTGAATTACTTACTACGATTAATGAGCAAGAGTATGTATTTGATAACTATCCAAGGTACGCAAAGTTTTTGGTACCATTTAAAACTAGACAATTACAGGAGAAGTTTTTTAAACGTAATGCTAGGGATAGAGCTATGTTTCAAAAGATCAATGGAGAATGGACTTTTATAGATCCAGATAATCCACCACAGCTAGAAGGTAGAATTACTTCAATTCCACCAATAGGTTGGGAAGATACGCACAAGCGTATACAAATTGGTAGTGACATCTACTACCAGGAGATTAACAAAGCATAGCTTGTTATAAAACAAAGAAGGCCTCTTGCGAGGCCTTTTTTGTATATGAGGTAATTACTGAATTTGCTGTCGCATGACAATCTGCGTACTAAATCGTCCATCTGCGACTTCCGTAAATACCATAGGTCGATCTAATCGAACCCAATTATAATTTGTTCCATCGTAATATACAAACTTTTTACCTTGTGCTTTATTAGCATCTTCAAAAGTAAGTAGATCACTTTTAAATGTAGATGAAATGTTTTGAAAACTAATTGTAAAGATCTCTTGACCATTATGAGTATTAATTGCATACTCAACTCCACCTAAACTTTTTTGTACTTGTGTACCATAATCTTTTGCAGTTTGTACATTTATATCAGGCTCAACTTCAAAATCTAATTTTCTACCAATTAAAATTTCTGATATATTTGTTAGTGCTTCATTAAATTCAACACACCAAATACTATAATTGCCAACATCGGTATAATTTCCACTATCATGAACATTGCTTACTGACCACCCTGAATGTGTAGAAGCAAAACTTTTACCTGCTGCAGTTAATGCATTTACAGCATTACCTGCTCTAATTGTCATTTCATCACCATTAGCGGTAACTCCATCATCTCCTGTGAAATAAACTGCGATAGCATTTGCAGTAGCAGCAGTTCCCAAAGTATAAGCAATAGCATCGTTTGCATTTACTCCTGATATTATTGTACCTATATTTTGGTCTGAAACTCTTTCGTGATTTGTCAATGAATCTGATGCACTAAACCCCGCTCCAAACGTTCCTTCACTTACCGTATTATCACTTCTATATTGATTAATTGAATCATAAATAAAAAAACTTGCCATTATTATACCTCTCTACATTGGACATCTACTTGTCCGACTTTTCTTTTTAAACTTGTTATTATAAACTTTTTACCACTCCATGCTTCGTTAAATAATCTAGTTGGCATCGCGACAAAGCTATCGAATGTGTCTGAGATTTCATTGAAAGGACTTCCCAACTCACCAAACAATATCTCTCCAAAATCGACATAATCGCCAACTTGTAACATTGCATATTTTTCTGGATTAACTATGGAAGCACTTACTATTGTTTTATAGTCTCCAAATAATGATTTTCTAAAGTTAATCCAACTACTATTTCTAGATCCAACAACATCATCTACTGCGTCATAAAGCATTTGTAAATTAATTTCTTGTTTTTGTACATCATTACTTCCAAATATTGTAGTATGGTTAGAAGCAACAAAAGTATCTTGTTTTAAATACTTACTTTCCGCAGGATGTGGTTTATAATTAACTACTAAAT